TACGATGTAATTTTTTAAGAGCTCGCTTATCAACAATGTTTCCGTCTTCCAAACTCATCTTACAGCCTTCACGAAATCCTGCACGATATGCTTGGTACGGGCTACCATTGTTTGCAACATCACAGTAGATATTATTCATTTGTACATAGTTGATGTTCCAGCAAAAGTCTACTTGTGCATGAGTATCATTCTCAGGAGCCGCTTCGTGTGTACGCATTGCATTTACAACATGTACTGGCCAACACTTGATACCACCGTTGCCGTATACAAGTCCGTTTACTGCATTTTTGCCTGCCCAACTAATAACATCATTATCGCCGATTTGGTCCATATCCAACTCGACATTAAAAAAGTCACCACGCACGACATTATCTGCATCAATGGTGATAAATCTATCAGTTTCAACCATTGCTGCGGCCGCTTTGTGTGCCGCATCACTACCCCATACTCCATGACTGCGCAATGCCCAAGGACATTTTTCCAGTAAGTCTTGATAATTTTGATCAGCATTTGGTTCGTCGTAACTAATGAATACCACGTCAAATTCGTTAATGGGTACTATTTTACTCATGTATTGTTTCCTTTAATTGAAAATATAACTCTATGTTTTTTGTGCCATAAGAAGTAATCGTTTAACTTTCCTTTTACTTTAACTACAGCCTTTTTCTTTGTTTTTAAATCTCGTATGTTTATTGGTATGCTTCCATAGTATTGATCTGGAGTATTACCAGTTGCATGCAGTAATATCTTATCTTCGTACAATCCAATATCAGCCAACTCACCACTACTTAGTGTTGTAGAAAATGTAACAATGTCATCCTGCTGATCGATATTAATATGGCTATGTTTTAAATCTTGTTCGCATATACGATTTAGATAACTTAAATTTTTAACTAAACTCTGCTGGACGACATTCAATGAGTTATTAAACACTTCCATATAATAATTCTTAAAGCACCGGCGTGTAAGTATGCCAATATCTGATAAACTAACATGTTGTCGTATATTAGAAATGTCGTAAATTACGTTTCCAGTATCTAGTAATTCTTGTGCGTCAATTTGGATAGTTGCAATTAGATAATCTGGTGCGTTATGTTTAACTATATGTAAAGACAAATCATTTTGATCGTCAACTACTATACGCTTATTAAATGTCATACTACTAAGTTTTCGTATAGCCTCTGGGTTTACTTCTACTGCCAGTTTACTGTTACCAGCATATACTGCAACCTTAATATCCCACTCTGCAGGCTTATATCTTGGTAGTTGATGTAGAAATTTTTCACTACTACGCAATCTTAAAGTATTGCCCTTTTCAACAACACTTAAATTATTATCGTCATTGAATGATACTATATAGTCATTCTCATTTTTATGACCTTTAAGTATTTGTTCAATAAGATCGCTGTTAGATATAAAATACGGGTTAAACGATTCAGACATGTCTGCGTCTTGGTCCAACACAGTAGTTATATTACTAATTGCACCAGTCCATTCATCATAAAAAACATAAAACTGTTTAGTTGATTTTGATGTTGATATCTCTAACACGTTGCCTATACTCTTCTAATATTTCGTCATCTAAAAATTGGTCACTACTGTAACATATTATACCGTTTACTCGATGGTTACTTATTTTTATAACTCCATCAGACACCCAATGGCTCATATAGTCTACCCAATCCAATGGAAGATCTTCATCATCAAGTGTTATGTTATCCAGTCTTAATAATGTATATGGAATGTTACCATGTATATTACTCTCTTGACCTAATAGTTTGATTGTAATATTAATTAACAAGTTAAGATCAAAATAATTAGGACGATTTTCTGTAACAAATTGCACATATACACGACGAAACTCTTTAAGAACAACATCCAGCATCTTGAAGAATTGCTGGGATTGTTCATTCTTACCAAAGTAAAATACGTCAGTATAGTAATTGGGTATCTTGTTTTTATCATGAATGTAAAATTGTGAAACAGTGGGCGAAATCTCACCCCTATAATTTACTGTTTGGGTGTTAAAAACATAGTCGTGTTGTGTTACATTATTCCAAATATCATCTAACGGTGCAGTAACAAGTGTATGTCTATCAAAGTAAATAGTCTGTTCATATGGGCTACAGCTATAAATTTGCCATAGATTAATATTAATATCTTCAGTTGGGTCAAAATTACCATATGGAAGTTCTACAATACTATCAAATGCATTTTCAAATTTTTGTGGCACATTTTCAAATTTTTCCACAACTAAACAAACCTCACGAGTTGGATCAATTAGTTTTAAACTACTAGCAAGTGCCACTGCTTGTTTAATTTGCACATCGCCAGCAGATTTATCAGCAATTGTAATATATCCCTGTGTCATGCAATTGCTCCCAAGAGTTCTGTATAGTTGCGATCAATTGATCGTTTATTCATCACATGTAAATTTCGACTATAATTTCTTGTTAGAATATCTTTCCATGGTTCTTCTCGATCGTTAGCTAAAAATACCCAGTCAGTAGCACTTTTTATTTCAACTAATTCATCTTTTTGATCCATATATTGCATTGGGCCATCAATTATTTTATGTATTATACTACCGTCAGCCATACCATTCATAATATGGGTAGCTATACTTACACAAAAGTCTGTACGGTACATATTACCCGGCATATTATATAAAAACTTGTAGAAACTATATTCTTGCTGACAGTGTGCCCATATATCAAAAAACATATCACTGGTTTCGCTACGGTCAAAATAAACTACAGTACTCCACCACATTGGGATACCAACTGGATTTAAATACTGTTCATATAAATGTGGTAAATCGCCACGTAAATCTTGTGCAGAATTATACATACCAACATGAATTTCATCTTGCTCAAACAGATAGTCTAGGTTATCGTTACGTACAATATAGTCAATATCCAATAGTAATGTCTTATCAAATGGGGAGTACTCATTGATCAAATGCTTATTACTATTCTGGAAATGACTATCAAAAGTAGTCCACGGACTATCATAATGCGTTCTTATGTTATCAGCTTGCTTATCATTTGTAATTACTATTTCATCAAATGCACTATTAAGTATATCAGGATCTTGACTTTTCTCTAACCAAGCATAATCTCCCTCACTAGTGATGAGGCATGTGTTGTTGTTTTTCATATGCTTTTTTACATACAAGGCAGCTAGCATTGCTAACTTTACATAATCTATTTCACTGTTGTTATAGGCAAAAAAGCAACATCCGTTATAACTCATTTACCAGTCCATTGCTTTCTTAATACTTCTTGCTTTTGAAAGTTTGTTTGATTCTATTAAAAATTCATTCATTGATTCATTATATTTTCCAAATGCAATTTCTTGAAACTCATGTAGGTCATCAATTTCAATTGGATTGTCTCTACTATCCTGTACTACGGCCATAGTAAGATCGTTTGCTAACAGCGTTTCAATAAAGCTGAGTAGCGTTTGATTTGCACGCCATGTACCTTTGTTATGCATGAACGTCTGTTGCGTTTCCATTCTGATTTTGAGGTTTTTCTTTTGATTTTCTATTGTCATTCGATAATTAGAAAATTCCAATGCTTTTTCTAAGCGGTCATCCATAGTGTTTCTACCTCCGTTTACGGTTATTTAACTACTACTATAACTTATTTATGATTGTTTGTCAAGCGGATTAGCTGTCATTACCTGAATTAAAATCTTCAATGACACTAGCTGTTGGTCCAGTTACACTGTAAGTGACTGAATTTTTTGTAATACTGTTTGGTTGATACACCTTGGCATAATATGTTGTTGTACCAGTAATAGGATCTGCATTGTATGCACTATCGTCCATAACACATCTAATTTGTATCTGATGTTCGCCTGAACCAGTGGTTACATATTTTGCATAAAATCTAGCACGTAAACTTGCATATCCGCCGCCGCCATAGCCTCCACCGCTGGGTGTTGCACTACTGTAGATAGTTTGAAAACTATCAGTTAAATGATAAAAGCCTTTAGCATTGCTAATTCCACCTGTACCACTTTGTAATGTATTATCATGATTCATACGAACTGTACCTAACTGTTCGCAAATACTATTCCAATTTAGATATCCATTGTTTGAAGCATTGCCTGTCATATCTAAACTAAATCTTATTTGTCCGCCACTGTTGAAGAAGTATCTGGCTTCGCTATAGCTAGCAAATGTATATGCAAATATACCTTCTAGTCTAGTGGTCCAATCAGTTGTTCTTACGAAATTAGCAGAATTTAATTCACTAGCTTCAGTTGATCCCACTGTTAGATGAACATTATTTTGAAATAAATTAGTGTTAATAAGAGTTTCGATCGTGTTACCGTCATTTGCTGTAATACTTTGACCAGTTGCAACATTGGTAATTTGGGTATTGTCGCCCACATGTGTCAATGAAGCATTAGTGCGATCGATTAAACTATTGGTGTGTACACTTTCAACCAGTGTACCCGCTGCTAAATTATTAATTACTGCACTATTACCGTAACCAAACCTATGTGAAGTGCGATTAAAAACTACCACTCTTGTTGCTGCTGGAACGGCTGTAGTAAATGTAATAGTATTAGCACTATAATCAATAGTATAGCCACTGCCAACTTTGGTTTCATATCCAACCACTACTACAATAAAATCTGTTGATTCTACATTTGAAGTAAATGAGAAAGGACCAATGCCTGGGCTTACTGATGGATGGTCAGTTTCATGTATTGAAAAAATTGCATTACAGTCTGCGGCATTATCAATATTACTGCCACTAAATGTTGCATCATATGCTCGTCCGGTATAAACATCAGCAAAACACTTATTGCATAAATCTGCAAGAGCATTATACTGTGATGCTTCAATTACCTGACCGATGCTAACTGCCACTTTACTTGACTCCTACTACAATTTCAATTAACCCTGGCTCTTGATTTATTTTAGCATCAAGGGCTCTACCAATTATGTGCTGGTATGTACAATCTTCGCCATCACTAACTGCTCTGGCATGACCTGGGGTACTTGAAGTGACTAGTCTGTCTCCTTTGTTGGTTGTTCCTATTACTTTGCATGGTACTCGACCTGCAAGTGCAATGTACGGATGTGTATCATCTGTTCCTGCATTTGAATTTAGCATAAGTCCTGGATTAGTTGATACAACTCCAAATACTGCGCTTGAACATTCAGTACTACTAGCAGTTACTTCTTTTTCGCCACCTAAGTCTACAACTGTACCGTATGCAATTGGTTGATCTGCTTCATAACGTTCTGCAAGGTCAGCATACTGTGCTGAAGTAGCAGTACCATTAAACAAGTAACTTGAACCGTTGTTCATGTTAATACCTTGCTTTAATGTTGGAAACTGTGTATTAAGTAATGTAGTTCCATTCTCCAAGTACTCAGCTGTTGCACCGGCTGTGTTTGGTGCCCAATCTGCCGCATCACTACTAACAATTGAAACAATTTCACCGTTAACAATCATTTCTAATGTGCTGTGACTTGCATTTGCTGTATCAATTCTAGTACGTGCAACAAACTGTGTTGTGCCTAGTGGACTACTAACTGTTTGCCATGCACCGTTATAATACATATAAAGCTGACCGTTATCACTGTCTAACCACATATGACCGTCTGTTTCGCCAACACCGTTTGGTGCAGCACTTTGTACTGTCATACTGCCGATACCTTTCCAGTTGCCGCTGTTTCCTTGTGTATCGTCAAAATACTTCATACAATTGTTTGTACTGTCATACCAAAGTTGCCCTTCACTTGGGCGACTCGGCGCTGTTCCCGCAGCAAAGTTTTCTAGCAGATGTAAAAAGTCTTCTGCTACAACTTCACCGTAACGGCTGTAGTTTTTACCAATTAACTTGAGGTCAGTGGTTGTGTCTACTGTTCCGTCATTGACAAGGATTGCTGTTTTTGTTCCGTCTGTATAATCTACTGTATATGCCATGTCTTATGATCCTGCTGTAATTCTAATTGTATATATGATTTGAATTTTACGGTTTGCGCTCTTCTGTACAGGATGGAAAATAACGTGAGTTAAATACACACCTCCTGGAGTCTTTAAACCCAATTCATCAAAAATGTAATTTCCGGTTAGGTTAGCAGCATTATCTAATGCGTCCTGACCGCTTGGCTCATTGTAGCCAAGTGTACAAGTGATAACAATATCACTATAAGTATTACCGCCGGTGTGTAACACAACCATATGATTGTCAGCATCTGCGCTTGCTGTATTTGCAACGCCTTTGCTGTATGTTTCGTTATACAATTGTCCAGTAGCACTATTTGTATTTGTTGCTTGATAAGTTACTACGCCAGTAGCATCAACATTAACACCACCATTACCAAAGCCCATGTTTAAAACATGGTATGCGTTTCCTGTTGTACCATCACCGTCTGTTAAATTAGATAACAGATGCGCAATAGCAACACTCATATTTTCATAGTTAATAGCATTACGTTTATCTACAAATACCTCACCAGATTCAGGATCCTGAATCTTAATGTGGCCCATAACGCCTAACCCTGTTTTTTCAATTTCTTGTAACTGATGCATGTTCTTAATTTCCTATTATACTTATTTATACGTTTTATAATCTTAGTATTTTATCCGTTGTCATATACAAACTTGGCTTCACTACTAGTACTAGTTGCATCGGTTATGCTTTTACCAAAGTCATTAAATGCTGGCAGTAGTTGCTGACCGTAATCCTGAAGCTCGTCTAGTGCTGGTATACGTACTGTAGGGCCTGATTCGTATACAGTATCACCATTACTGTGCGCTGTACTACATGTGCCACCCGTACCTCGAGTACAATTTATTAGCGTGTCGTTATCAATATGCGTATATGTAATACGCTCATTTCCAATCCATATCACACCCAGTTGATCTGGTGTTGCATTGTACAACACTGATCCACTTGTTACTGGGATTGAAGTGTCAGTAAGTGTAATGTCGCCACTTAGTGTAGTATTAACATTAATTACCACTGCTTCAGTTTCACGGTTACTGTCCATAAACATTCTGAATCGTTTACTATTCGCATCTTCAGTACTACCAGTAACATTTGTTGTAACACGAAGCTCTAGTGCTTCATCAAATTGTGCTGGATATAGTTCTGTGCCATGTCCTGCATACTGTGGTTGTAGGAACCCGTGAGTTGCATATATGTCAGTAAACTCACTATCACTACCATCAATACTAATATTACTAGCATCCACTGTTATTGTAGTATTACTTATGTCTGCACCACTTGCTGTTTCTTGTGTTGTAAACAAACTAGTATCAGTATTTGTGCCAATTGCCCAGTTTGAACCGCCTTCCAATAATACGCCATCAAATCCAGTGTTTGCATGGGCATCTAATTTTTCTGTAATGTTAATTCCATACATAATCTCTTGTGCTGTAACTTTAAACTGATCTAGATGATCACGCTGGGTATACAGGTTACGCATTTTAGTATGGAACGGCTTAATATCATTTATGTAATCAATTACATCGTCTATTCTATCAAGCTCAAACAGTTTGGTATTTTTATCTAAGTTGTGTTTAATCACTGCTTTAATATACGTTGATTTAAACGCCCAGTCAAGATTATTCTGCTCACTGTTTACATAATTTAGCATTGTAAACCACATATCAGCATATAATGGCTGATATTGTCCTACAAAAATATCAAATCTTAGCGTATCCAGTATTTCTCCCAACATTGCACCTGGATCGTGATCCCACAATGTAAAGTCCCAATTGCCAGTATCCCAACCAAAATCTTCTTTATTATAATCCCACAATAAAGTTTTAAACTGTATAGTTGCTTTTTCTTTAAATTGCAGTTCCCATGTTGTTCCACTGTATTTAAATATCTGCTGTCTTCTTACTTTTTCATTTGGTGAACTCTTTAAGACACGTGCTGTCTCTCCTGCAATACCAGGAGTAAGTGCAAGTTCACTGCGTAGGGTAACTGTTCGATCAGTATCTTGTCCAATAATAAACCCATCTACCATCCAGTCAGTGTACGACCAATAGTCATTAATTTTATAACTGTGCTGTCCACTAACAATTGTTGAGTTTAAAACCTTATCCCAATTTTTAACTGTGTCAATCAAGTTAATTTTTAATAACTGTCTGTTTAGTTTATCAACCAATACCCGTCTAGCTTCTGGCAAATACTTGATCCAACTTTGTCTTGGACGTATCATACTACCATACTGCGCCAGTGGATGTAAATTACTGTCCGGTACTGGATTTGGTTGAGGTATCTCAACAGTTGCTTGGTTTATATCTATATCAGTTGTGTCAGGATTAATTTTACTAACATATATCTGACTCCATGCATAAGCTGAATTAGTAACAGGGTTATTGTTAACATTAGAAGTTGATGCACGATGGAAGGTGCCGTCTGATGCTTGTACTAATTCACCCTGTGTATATGATGCAGAAGCATTCCACACGGCGTATGGTTCAGTTACTGAGTTTTTGTCAAAACTAGCAATACTATCACGCAGACCCATGTGTAGCCACTCTGGAATTACTGTAGCTGGGTCATTTTCTGCAAGCAACACATATTCACGATGTAAATCAATATCTGAATTAGCAAAGTTTATTTGTAAAGCACTTTCACCATTGTTAATAAATGTTTCCAAGTTACTTACTAGTATACTATTTTCTTGATCTTGGTTTGTGCTACTGCCAGATGATGCAATCCAGTTATATCCAAACGTACTCGGATCACTAAGTATATTAGTCAATTGAGTTGTTGTAAACTGACGATTATCTCCAGTTTTTGTTGTTTTGTTTTTGACCCAGAAGTAGTAAAATGTTTCTTCTTGTTCACTAGAAATATTGTATTCAGTAAGTTCAGTCCAGTAGTATACTGCTTCGCCGTATTCGCCATCACGTATATATGGAGTACCACTTAACTGTATACCATCAACAACAGTACCAGCACGAACTTCAGCTTCATATTCATCTGGGGTAACTGTACTCTTGGTCCATTCGTATATATCAATACTACTAGTTGGGAATAATGTTGCCCACCAGCTTTGTTTATAAACAAGATCACCTTGCTCATAATCATAATACACTGCGTTACTTATATCCCACCATGTTTCTCCAATATGCTGTTCGTCCCAATAATTTGAATCTGTAATTGAGTACGTGCCATCAGTTGTGTTGGTATAGTTAGCTGTGTCAAAATTTAACTTATACGACAACTCAGTATCAACCACACCCGGAATAATACCAGCCAGTGGATGGAATACTTCAAATGTTTGTACAGTTTGTTGCGTATGTGTATTATACAAAATTGCATTTTTGATCATACTGTTGTCTGTACGCTTTGCTTGATCTCTTATCTTTTTAAATTCAATACCGTTAGTTCCCTGAACTGTCTGATAAACTGCACCAAGGTTAGTACTAATACCGTTAGTAATAACATTGTCAACATATGCTAACATACCCACACGCCAACCTTTAAGGTTGTTGTAGTATTTGGGATCTGTCAATGTGTTTGTTAATTCTGTGTTGTTGTTAAATTTAGTAGGACGTAGTGCTAAAAGTTTTCCACCTTTACCCAATGATTCAATATACTTGTCAATATAGAAGTGATTTGAATCATCTACTCGTGTAACTTGATGTATACCGTCAACACTTGGTGTACTTGTACTGTTAATTATAACTACATAATCACCACTTGACAAATTGTGATCTACTGAAGTTTTAATCAGTGCATCATCACCAGTCTCATTACCTGCACAAATTTCTGTAATTTCAAAATCATAATCAAATGTTTGGTATACATTATATCCTGCAGATCTACTGTAGTCAGTGGTTGTAATTCCAATGTTGTCTAATACCCAAGTGCTTAATTTGGCATTTGCAGGGTCTTCAATCTGATTCCAATCACTAGCACTAAATGTATTTGTAACAGTGGTTGGTGCAGTTATTGTACCTGCACTTATGCCCACACTGACGTTTGCAGTACCAGAGCCTATAACAAGTGTATCATTTGTACTGTTTAACACCAAATTATTATTAACATTAGTTGCTGTTATACCACTAATAGATGCACTGTTAATTTGATCAACAATATCGTAAATTTGTGAATCTGTTGGTGATGTAGTAACTGTTGTTGTAGCGTTAGTAGTACCAACTCCGATACCAACGTTACCATTAGCAGTGCCTGAACCAATAGTTATAGTTTGATTTACACTTTGTATACGTAGTTGTGTTCCATTTGCAGACGCACT